TGCGCTGCAGCGACTTGGTATATTCGACAAACTGCAAATCGGAGAATTCGCGAACAAGCGGAATTCGATTTCCGTCGTGCAATGCGATCCAGTTAACATCGGTTGAGCCATTAAGCCGCGCAACTGGTATAAGGCCTTGCTTGGCGGCTTGGCGCTGCAGCAAAGCCAACGCCTTGCGCAAACCGGCAATGTAGGATTTGCGGTCATGCATAAATGTGCGCGCCTTGTTTATGCGCGATTGCATAACGCTAGAATAGACGGAAACCATACCGGCATGTTCGCCAAGGCAAATGGATTTGCAGGCCTCACTAGCGTCGGGGCAAAGATTGCCAACACCTGCAATTCTGGCCGGGGCCATGTAATGAATGCCGTTCAAATAGCCGAATTGCCCGGCAAGCTTTGCCTTGTGTGACGTGGTAGAAAGTAATTTTTGATGATCGATTTGCATTGTTTGTCCCTCGCTTGGTTGTGTGTAGTGGGTAGGGGCCGTAGCCCCTCACTTTGCCTTCGGGCGGCTGATGATGGTCTGGGCAACGCCATCCCGGTAGTCATGCGCCTTGATGGTTGCCTTGATTTTGATCTGCGCGCCCTTGTCGCCGATCCGTTTGGAGCCCTTATAGACGACCACATTCGCGTCAGCATCCTCGCAGATGTGCACGAATGTTGTGCCGAACTGCGTCTCGAAATCAGTCATGAACTTGATGGTCAGATCAAAGTCGCGGCGCTCGCCGACCGTGCCAATGTGCTTGGCGGTGGCGGCCTTTTCGGCCTTGGCGGCCTCGCGGGCGGCGATGCGCTCGTGAGCCTGCTCGATCATCCGCAGCACGGCCTGCTCCTGCCCCTTGGTCAGGCGGCCCCATTCAATCAGGCTGTCACGCATTTTGGAGTAGAACGCGCCGTATGCAGCGCGCACGACCGGATGGGTGGCAAAGTGCGTTTCATTGAAACGGTCAGTGCCTTCGATTGGCGCGAACTCGCCGCGCTCATGCAGGAAATCGCTGCAGCGGGTCACGACCGCCTCGCCGCTCTCGGCAATCCAGCGGTTACGTGCGCCCTTGGCGGCATTGGCCGCGATGCGGGCTTTTGTCGCACGGATGTAAGCCCCTGCGTTTTTGATGTGGTCGGGGACATTGATGCTGGGGAGGCGGCGGGGTGCGTTGACGTTGGACATTTCTAGCTCCATAGCCTACTAGGGCTGCGCAGCACCATTGCTGCTATACCCACTACTTTATACATTCTTTTGTGAGTGTAAAGCCATTTTTTTAACATAACAAAATCAAGCACTTATATTGTCAAGGTAAAGCTTAAAATTATAAAAACCGCACAAAAAAATAGCGCATAACATATTGAAATCATTATAAATCAAATAAAAAAAAGCCCCGCCGAAGCGGGGCAAGTCGTTTCGGGGTATCCAGCCAGTTACCCAGCTGAATTTCGTCGGCGGTAGGCTTTAACGCCATCTTTTCGATATTTCGTTTTACGCTGATCCATGTCCAGCAAATTGGCTTTAACTAGGCTATCGAGGCAGGCTTGCACGTCTGACTGCCGTGCTTTTCTGATTTTATTACAGATCACGCCAAACGTCATGTAATCGTCAAAACCGATCAGGTTCAAAAGCTTAAACCGCAGGCTGTCGGCTGGCGCTGATTTTTCACGATCATTCGCTGTTACCAAAACTGCCTTGGCGTCTATATCTCGGCGGACCAAGGCCGCAGCCCAATCCACATGCTCGACAGTGCGCAAGCCAGACGGTGCTGCCAGAATGAAAGATACTTTCAGGACCAACTCGAAAGCGCCAAGCGCCAGCGATCCAAGCCCGTTCTGCGCGGCGTATGCTTCCGCCATGTCCTGAAATTCGTCGCTGACCTGTTCCAGCCGCTCGATAGCCTCCGGGCTGGATGGGATTCTTATTGGCTCGCCGTAATATTCAAGCCGTTCGTCTTCCGTCATATCATATTCGCCGCCGGTATAAAGCGCGGCTAATGTCGCAGCCATGGTTTTCTGGATCGGGTTTTTGCTGAAGCCTTTTTTGAGCCGCGGTACCGGATCAGTTTCACGAAATACCAATGCGCGACCCACGAAGCCGTTTGCTGCCGACTGGAAATCCAGCAGCGTGTCGAACGTCTCCGGCGTTGTGAACCCGGCAATGCTTAGAAATGGCTTTTCGATGCCATCATCGATCTTTTCCAACTGGGATTTAATCCGCTCTGCCCGCCGCTCAACCGGCCTGCCATCGTCCAGCATTTTTTGCACCGCAGCATATTCGGAATTGAGCGCTTTGCGAATTTCGTCCTTTAGGTCGCCTGAAATCAGGAAATAAGCATCGGCCTTGGAATAGACCGACATCAGGATCGCGATCACGCCTTCGAGATATGCTGCACCGCCGCGAGCGGATGCGTTTTTCAGCTTTTGCAGCAGCAGCCCGAACTCATCGAGAATATACATGCAGGACTGATGCCGGATGAGATTGCGCACGACTTCCTGTTCTGACTTGATAGCGCCGTGCGTTGCTTTGTGAATACCGGCCGCGACATGCAGATCACGGATAGCCTGCTGAATAGGCTCTTTGCCGGTGCGCGGATCAGCCACGAAAAACGAAAACAGATTGCTAGTCGCCTGATAATCGTCCCGGTATTTCAGCCCTATGATATTGCCGACCGCCGTTAATGCTGCGCCAACTGCCAGATTTTCGCGTGGCCTGCGAGACTGGGAATTGATCCATTCGCAAACCTGACCGACAAAACCTGGAGGCCGCAGCAAATCAACTTCGATTTTTCCAGTTTCTGGAATTTCAAATTTATCGCTAGGCTCGAACGTCACACTTTGTTGCCATCCGTTGTTTTCGGCATGGTGGACAAGCGTACCCAGCGTCACCGGATTTACCGATTTACCAAACGAATGCCAGCGGCGTTCCAGATTGTCTTTCCCGGGATATTTTCCGCCACGGGCTGACCAATCATCCCAGACGGCAAATGCTGTGCCGCCGCTCGCCTGATGACAAGCCATTCCGCATCTAATCCACAGCTCATGCTCGCAGTCTGGATTGATAACCGCCAGCATCCCAGCCAGATCGGAATGCGAAACGTCCATATATGTTCCTGCGAATTCGCTGCGGTGCAACTCCGGCCTTTTCAGGATTTCCAGCAATTCCTGCGGCGCGTCGTCTATATCGTCAACGGAGCCATATTCGAGCGAATATTTTTTTCCTGATGAATGAACCGATCCCGGCCCTACAACGTAGCCGCTCGATTTGAAGTCAATGCCGGGATAGTCGGCATGATGCTGGAGCAGAGCCATACCAGAAGGCGCCCGAAAATACATATGCCGCGAGCCGCCACCGGAACCTGTGGCGACAACCAGCCCGCATTTTTCGATGGCTGGTATATCAGATCGCAGCCGCTCGAAAGACGCTACACCGCTATTTCGGGCGTCAACGTCAATCACAAGCAGATCACGGATCAGCACTCCATAACCAGTCTTGAATTGTTCAGCTTGTTCCATGGCGTCAATCTGTTCAGCCGCCCAGATCGGCGTATGCTGCCAGTTAGACGCCACCGGATGCTTTCCAGCACCATTGCAGTGCTCATTGCCACATGCGCAGCCGCCACCCTTGCGTATCGGCCACAAACCGAAAACGCGATGGCCTCCCTCCCAGAATTCTTTGTACATCATGCCTCCGACAGATATGCCTCGATTTTGCGCAGTATAGCCAAGGTTGGATTGCAGTTTTTGCCTGTGGCAATGGCCCTGACCGTGTTGTAATGCACACCGATCGCCTTTGATACGGTCATGATGTTTCGATCTTTCAACCTCTCCCGCAAGCTAGACAATATTTCGTCGCAAGTCATTTTTTTGTGTCTCCTGTGAAAAAAAATGTTTACAAATCTGCAATACAATATTAGGTAGACAATGTAAACAAGAAAAGGAGAGCCCAATGGGCATTTTAGACACTGTATCAAAACCGGCTGATCGTCCGGTACTAGTCACGATCACTGGCGACTCAGGCATGGGTAAAACCAGCCTAGCCGCAACCTTCCCAAATCCGATTGTTATCCGCGCAGAAGATGGCTTGCAGGCGATCCCAGCCGATAAGCGCCCTGATGCGTTCCCGCTTTTGGTGGGCGTCGATAGCCTTTGGGAGCAACTGAAAGCTTTGATTCATGAGGATCACAGCTATAAAACACTGGTCGTCGATAGCGTCACGGCGCTGGAACGGCTTTTCACTACGCATGTCGTGGAAACCGATCCAAAAAAACCGCGAGGCATCCAGCAGGCTTTAGGCGGCTACGGCGCCGGACGCGATGCAGTTGCGGCGATGCACGCACGGCTTCGCAAGGCGGCGGGTATCTTGGCCGATAAGCGTGGCATGCACACAGTCTTTATTGCCCATGCTGACACCAGCCGGATCGAGCCGCCTGACGATGACGCATATATGCGTTACACTTTGCGCCTGCACGAAAAATCCATGCCTGCCTACGTTGATGACGTAGACATTGTGGGTTTCTTGAAATTGCAGACGTTCACCACCGGCGACGGCGACCGCAAGAAAGCGATTTCAGATGGCACGCGCCAACTGATTACATACGCAACTGCGGCTAACGTCTCCAAAAACAGATACGGCATCACTGAACCGATCACGGTCCAACATGGCATTAATCCATTCACTAACATCATAGCAGGAGTCTAAAAGATGAGCATTTGGGATAATATTGGCGACGATCAGATCAGCGATAGCTTTGATATGGGCGGCGGCGAAATTGCACCGATCCCGTCAAACACAAATGTCGCTGCAATCATCGACGAAGCGAAATGGGACAGTCGCGATGGCGTTGACTACATCAGCCTGCGTTGGTCCGTCTTGGCGCCAGCCGATTATAAAAATCGAAAGGTGTGGCAGAAGCTGCAAGTGCGCGACGAGAAGAAAGCGCAAAAGCACGCTCGTATGTTAGCGCATATAGATCACATCGCTGGTGCTAAACTGATGGAGCGTGACGTTGACCCAACCGATCAGGACTTGCAGGCGCTTTGTAATCGGCCTATGCAAATCAAGGTGATGGTCTGGGAAATCGACGATAAGAAAGGCAACTGGGTTTGCGCCGTTTCTAAAAACGGACCTAAGCCAATGCCTACTGCTGCACCATCCGCAGCACCGGCAGAAGATGTGCCGTTCTAGTCAAAACCGGGGCGGTGTAATGCCGCCCCATCATTAAGCGAGGAAGCAATGGAACAGAGATCACCAGAATGGTTTGCAGCCCGCAAGGGTCGGATCACCGCCAGCAATGTCGGATCAATCCTTGGATATAGCCCATTTCGCAGCGCAGATGATACGCTGCGGGCGATGGTGCGCGAATACCATAACGCCGAAAGCGAGTTCAAAGGCAACGTCGCAACTCAGTGGGGAACCAACCACGAAGATGGCGCGATCATCGAATATGAAATGATAACCAACCGCAAAGTTGAAAAGTGCGGATTTTATCCATACGAGCATTGGCTCGGTGCCTCACCAGATGGGCTAATCGGCAATAACGGATTGATCGAAGTCAAATGCCCGTTCAGTTTGCGCAACGAAGAAAAGCCGGTTACGTTCAAGACGATCTTTGACCAGATGCACTACTTCTGCCAGATACAAATCCAGCTTTTCATTCTGGACCGACAATGGTGCGATTTCGTGCAGTGGTGTCCAGCCGATTTGAAGATTGAACGTGTGCAGCGTGCGCCAGAATTTATAAAGACAATGCTGCGTGAATTGCGCGATTTTTTTCAGCAGTACCAAATTGCTATCCAGAACCCGGATGAACATTTAGGCGATAAGCAGTTTTCAATATCAACACTAGATGCAAAGCGTCTGTTGGCTGAATACGATGACCAGTGCGCGATCTTGGAAGCTGCGACCAATCGCAAGCAGGAACTGCTAGGCAAGATTGTTGCCTTGGCGCAGAATAAAGATGCGCTGATCTGTGGTCGGTCGCTCAAGAAAACGCAACGGGCTGGGGCTGTATCATATGCGAAGGTTGTGAAAGACCATCTGCCTGATTTTGATCTCGAACCATATCGCGGAAAGCCGTCAGAATACTGGGTGCTGAAATGACATTGCGGCCATACCAGCAAGAGGCACATGATGCGATTATCCAATGGATTAAGAAATGCACGTCGCATTGTTTGATCGAGGCAGCTACTGGCGCAGGCAAATCGCATATCATAGCAGCCGTTGCCGATACGATCCACAAGATCAGCGGTGGCAAACATATACTTTGCCTTGCGCCAAGTCGCGAACTGGTGATCCAGAACCGCGAGAAATTCTCATTGACCGGCAATCCGTCTTCTGTTTTTAGCGCGTCAGTTGGCGAAAAATCACTTCGCCACCCAGTCGTCTTTGGAACGCCGATGACGGTCAAAAACAAGATCAGGCGTTTCGGATCAGAGTTCGCAGCGGTCATCGTAGATGAATGCCACGGGATCACGCCGACGATCCAAACAATTATATCATCAATCAACGAATGCAATTCAAATCTTCGAGTGATCGGATTATCCGCCACGCCCTATCGTCTTGGCGCTGGCTACATTTACGCGATTGATGAGGACGGAAACCCGGTTGATAGAAGTCAAACTCACGAGCCGTATTTTGCAGCGTGCGTCTATAAAATCCAAGCGCAGCAACTGATTGATGAAGGATATTTGACGCAGCCTGTGATTGGAGAGATCGGCGCTGGTCATTATGAAACGCTGCATATGCAGGTTAACGCGCAAGGCAAATTCAACGCAGCCGATATAGACAAAGCCTATACCGGCCACGGGCGGCTTACGTCTGAAATCATTCAGGACATTGTAGCGCAATCAGAAAACCGCAAAGGCGTTATCATATTCGCGGCAACGATTGACCATGCGAAAGAATGTCTGGCAAGCCTGCCACTTGATAAATCTGCAATCATTACCGGCGACACGCCAAAAAACGAACGTGCGAAGATCATCGATGACTTCAAGGCCCAGAAGTTGAAATACCTTGTCAATGTGGCAGTGCTCACGACAGGATTTGACGCGCCGCACGTTGATGTTGTGGCGCTGTTGCGACCGACTGAAAGCGTCGGATTGATGCAGCAGATCATCGGTCGCGGCTTGCGGATCGCACCAGATAAGAAAGACGTGCTTATATTGGATTATGCTGAAAACATTTTTAGGCATTGCCCAGAGCGCGATTTGTTTAGCCCGACAATATCAGCAAAACCGGTATCCGGTGGCAGTATCCTTGAATGCGAATGCCCATCATGTCATGTGATAAATAAGTTTGCCCCAGCATTAAATCCAAGTAATTTTAAGATTGATAAGCATGGATATTTTACAGACATAAATGGCTATGCAATCATAACCGAATGGGGGCCAATGCCTGCTCATCATGGCAGACGATGCGGCGGCTTGGTCAGAATAAAAGGCAAGATGGAACGCTGCGAGTATCGCTGGACGTTCAAGAAATGCAAAGCATGTAAGGCCGAAAACGATATAACGGCTAGGCGATGCGTGTCCTGCAACGTTGAACTAATCGATCCAAACAAAAAGCTAAAATTGCACCAGCAAGAAACAGAGCAAAAAATTTACACTGAAAGAGTGCTGGATTGGACGGTCATGCCAACACTGAGCAAGAAAGGCGATCCAATGATGCGCATCAAAGTCAAAACCGATGGGCCGCGCATATTCTCGTTCTGGATTTTCCAAGAGCCGAAATGGGCTAAAGCCAGACTTGAAACAGATATGTTTCGAGCATTGCAAGGAAACCAGCCGGACACTATAACTTATTCCAAGGACGCCAAGAGCGGTTTTTGGAAAGTGTTGAAATATAATGCAAATGCCAGCGGGAATTACGATTTACGGAGACCAGACGTTTCGCGGGCAATGCCCTACAGAGGCAGCGGAACAAGTAACATTTTTCAATTTCCTGCGAAGGCAGTATCCTGACACATATGGGATCATTGCGCTGCATCCACGAAATGAAGGTAAACGAACAAGAAAGCAAGTCATGTGGCAGAAGGCTGAAGGATTAGCAACTGGTGCCCCTGATATAATCATACCGGGGCGGAGGACGTTTTTATGCGAATTGAAACGCAGGGATCATACGAAATCAAAAATAAGCAATCCACAAATTACATATCTTGAAACCGCGCAATCGTTGGGGGCATTTGTTTGCATTGCGCTAGGCTATGATGCAGCATTGGAGGCATTTAATGAATGGTCAAGAAATGTATCGCTTGGCAGATGAGGTTATGGCAGGTAAGTTGGAAATGAATGATATGATAAAAGACGTGAAAACGATATGTTCACTGCGCACTTTTATCATTGCCTGTGAAATTTTGGAATTTGAAACAAAAGAAAGGCGGAGGCATGAATTAGAAAAATTACCAAAACTGTTGCGGCCCCATGTCGAAAAATGGGTATGGGAAATCTGGAGAACAAGAAATGCTTAGACTTGGAATTGTGCTTTCCGTAGGCAATAAAAATGGTGGCACTTCTCAATTTATGGTTATTGAAGAACAGTGCGAGAGCATTGAAAAGTTTTTGACTAAAATATCAGATTGTGACTTTATAATCGTAAATGAAAAATATAGAAAGAAAGGCGAACGCAGTTTTGGCAGAGTACGCAAGTGCATATTGAATACGAACCGAATCGGCAGAGTGGCAGAATACGACGAAAGCGAGGACTGAAATGATGATTATACATATATGCAACGTGTTTTCTCAAGTGATGATTATCATCGCATTTTTTGAATTGTTAAAAGACAACACATACAAAAAATGGACTGTAGTCACCAGCATATTTTTATTCGCTGCGGTTTGTGCGGTGAATTTAGCTTTAGCATTAAAATCGTTTTTATAGGAAAAAAACATGGACCCGATTGAAACATTAAAAGAGGCAATAAATATACTTGCGGAGCGAGGCGAAGAATATGGCGAAACGCTATTTTGTTTTAATCGCATTTCAAGACTTGCATCAATAATGCTAGGACGTGAATTAACCGAATATGATATTGCAATAATCATGGTTGCAGTAAAAATGGGAAGATTGGAGGAAGGTAGGAACAAAAGAGACACATATATCGACGCAATAAACTATCTGGCAATCGCAACAGAATTTGTAAACTTGGGAGAGTGAAATGGACTTGATAATCAATAAAAACTTTGACTTCATTGCTCACTATAAAGCGGTCAAGAAAAGAATAGCTGATGCAGCGAAAGACCAACAAACGCTCAAAAGAGAACAGGAGCAATTAAAAAATGCTGAACTAAAAAGAAAGGAACAAGAACAATTAAATCGTATAAAAGAAATTGCTCAAAGCGTTAGACCCATTGCCATTGACGTTCTGCGCGAAATGGCATCAAAATATAATGTAACAATTGAAGATATCTGCGGAAATAGACGCACAAAAGAATTGATAGACCCACGTTATGAATTCTGCTGGATTATGAATAAAAAACACAAATGGACACTGACGAAGATAGCTAAGTTTTTGGGAAAAGATCACACCACTATTTTACATGGAATAAATAAATTTTCTGAAAAAAATAATCTGTAAAAATAGATGAGTGCAGTGTTTATCGCTGCACCCTTCTTAATCCAAATCGCCAAGTGTGGTCTGCCATAAATCTGGCTGCACGATCAACGGCTTCCTCTGTTAGATCGGGCAACGCAATATGCAGCAATTCATGCAGTAAAACTTCTTGCTGCAATTTATGACGCAATCTTGAATCAAGTTCTATTAATGGTTTGTCATAATGCGCCCAGCCGAGAACCTTATCGCGGCCCAGCTTTCGCTCAACAATTTTAATTCTTTTTGTTTTTGGCTTTTCTTCGTATGTATCCTGCACTTGTTGATTGCTCAAGTTGTTTTTCAAGCCAGATGATTGTTGCTGCAAGGTAGTATGCTGCTTTTGGGCCATGATTTTTTTCCGCTTTTTTCAGTATTTCAATCAAATCTTTTTCCTCAATCACCATATCGATCCTCCAGATCAATCATAGAAATATATGAGTGACCGACTATATGCCCTTCGCGTATGGATAACATCCATACACCATACGCCCAGCCGGTCATCGACTTTCCAGCATAGTATTTTACTAGTCCGTTTGGCATAGCAGTTCCAAGGTTCAGGACTTCTATTGATTTTGCCGGTCCTATTTTAGGCACAGATATTTCGGCCTTACGATGGCTATGACCAAACACAATCGAAAACACTGCATCATTGCCAATCGTATTAACGGTTTTGCCGCCATACTCCCGCCCCATTAGATTATGTGGAACATGGACAAAGCCCACACCATTGACGAATAGCCACTGTCCGTATGCGTAGGACTTCCAGCCATAGTTTTTGAACAATACGTCTCGACGGTCTGCGAATGATAACCCTTTGCTTTCTGGCTGATCGTTGTCCCATCGTTCAAGCCGCTCCTCATGGTTTCCATAAGTTATGTGGCAGGGAGGCCCATCCTTTAGCGTCTTGCGAAACAGGCTAAGTGCTTCTTCTGCGCTTTCCAGATCATCGACAAATGCGGGCTTGTCTGCGTAGCCAATGGTGCCAGGCTTCTCATGTTTTGATAGGCTATTCCAGTCGGCAAAGTCTCCGATCTGTACAACCAGATCAGGGTTTGTGTCGGCAATGTATCGAGCGAACCATTTGATTCGCGATTTATCTTGACCGGGGCAGTCGTGGTAATCGCCAATCGCGCAGATGGTGATAGTCTCTTTCTTGATTTTGAGACTGACCGGCTCCAGCGGTAGCTTGGGCTGGTTCGGTTTAACCCGGATGCCTTGCACCATCAGCCGCTCCATATGTTTGTTGATTGTGCCGGGGGATATACCCAATGCAGCGGCAGCAGCTCGTCGGCTACCATGAATCTCGATAGCTTCTTTAATCTGCTTCTGCCGGGCAGTCGGCTTGGCGGTAGTCATTACCGCTTGCACCAGCCAGTGCGCCGAGCGTTATTCACCTTAACCTCGACAATCGTCTGGTCAGTATCCTTTGACGACCAGCCAATCGGCTGCCAGACTTCGCAGACAGCACTGTTAGTCGCGACGATGCCCGTCATTTTCGCGCAGCCTGCTGGGATCACGGCTAACACTATCGCCAGCGGCAATAGCATTTTGCGTACGATTGAGAACATCCGCATTGTTTTCAGCCTCAATTTTCTGTTTAGCGTCCCTGCGTCCACGACCATACACCACTGCTATAGCTCCAAGAACGCCCAAAACGGCTCCGACCCAACGCATAATTGGGCTGACAAACCAGTTCATTAGCATTTTTTACCCCAGATTAACAGCGCAATGACACACAGCGTCAATGCCATATTAACAACGTCACCGATTGAAAAAACAACTCCGGTATTCATCACGAAGCCTCCTCATCCAGACGCTGCTTGCGCCAGTGCCAGATGCCGATGCAGGCAAGTGTAGCAATGATCGCCATGAATACGGCAGGCATCCCCAGCGCCTCCACAGCCCCTGCCAACGCGCTATTGGCGTGCTGAATAACAGGGATTATCTCCTTGGCTGCGGCCACCATAGATGCCCCACCGGCCACCATAGCAGCGTTGGCTTCTTTGCTCTTGGCAATGGACTTGCTGGCAACTGGCTGGTCAGGCTGGACCCGGCTGCCGTCTGGATCGCCTCCTGTGAGGCTACGCCAAAGCTCACATTCAGCCCGGCGGCGACGAACAAGTCCAGCAAGCTGGCGACCACCGGCCTTTGACCATTTCATCAATTCGGCTGGAACGTCATCGTACCGCTTGGCATTTACCCGCTTTAGCAAAGTGGATTTTTGCAGCGCACCCAGACCGCAGTTGTAAGCAAAGCTAACCAAAACATCAAACTGGTTTTGAGTTAAATCAACCTTAACCATATCTTCGACACCGCGCTCAAATCGCCCGAGATCGGAGAGTAAAATTTCTGCCGCCTCATCCTTGGTGATCGTCATCTTTGGCTTGACAATAGGATTGCCAGCAGCAGATGTGTGGCCGTAACCTATAGTCAGGACACCGGCTGGGCAGACATAACTGGTCAGTCGCAACCCTTCATAAAGCTGGATTAGCTTGATGCCTTCGTTGGATGTTTTCATTTGTCTACCTTGTCATCCAACTTGTCGAATATTTTCTGCACCATGCTTTCGATACGCTTCATAGTATCATGAAACTCAAACTTACTGACGTAAGATTTTGGAAGATCAACCTCAACCTGATGCAAATCTTCTTGTAGTTTTTTGACAGCACCCCACAATTCACGTGCAAACCAGCCAATGACCGAGAGCAATAATCCGACGACGACGTTAAATATGATCTGCGGGTCCATAATCCACTCACCAATCAATTTCATAGTTCCACGTCGAGGCATTTGTAGATGTATTCGCATCCCCGGTAACTATTTTTACATACCCGGCTGCAAAGTAGGTTCCACCATTGTGCTCTGCAAAAACGCCGTGATCCAGCGCTTCAAGTGCCGCGCCGGACGTGCGTGGAGTGATTTTTATCCTACACGCATTGTTAGCTACCACGTTATTATTTTGGACTTGTGCCGATCCACTAGCAGCGCCTAGCGTTATTGTTCCGATAAGTGGGTAATCCATGTTGTAATGATTGCGTGACCGATAGGTGTCCGTCCCGCTATCAATAATAAACGCGGCTTCTATTGTAGAGATATTCGCAAGAGACGCGCTTCGCATCTTGTTTTTATTTCCAACAACGCCTGCGTCAGTGCATGTCGCAGCAAGAGTTATCCCGCGCGCGGTCAACCCACCACAACCAACGCTAATGATAAAATCATTGTTATAAACTTGCGGGCGCGTGCAGTTATCAAGATAAACCATTTCAAGAGTTACCGTGCTGGCGTATTCCCAATTTGCACGCTCGAAGATATTACCTTCAATCCTCAAATCTGTTTGATAAGCGCCATAGCACAGCCAATTGTTCTTTGTGGATACAACACGATTCCTTGTTACGCTGTTCCCATACCCTTGGTGCGAAGATGAGCCTTGAACGTAGATTGCGCCCTGAAACAGGGCAATGCCAGAGCGATTGTGAAGCCTGTTATTGTCAATCTTGTTACGGTAGGAACGGGCATACTGCGAGTAGACACGGACACAACATTCAAGTTCAGATGATGCGGCAGTCTGTATGATTGTGTTATCAGTTATTTCGTTGTCGAAAATGTCAGCAAACCATTCAAATTGGAATGTTGCGCCAGTGCCGGAAGCGGAAGCAGTCGTTGAACCTGCGTCGGCTGGAACGACAGAATAACCGCCAGCGGTAGTTATTTCTACCGAAGTCACTGCGCCTGAATTTACTGTAAGAACGGTCAACGTCGCCTGCGCTCCGCTCCCTGAAAGGGTTCCGCCAGTCAGTGTTATGACTTCCCCAACGATGTATCCAGAGCCGCCAGATACAATCGAAACAACATCACGGAGGGAAGTCCCAGCAGCAGCCGAATTGATTGTTGCGTCAAGACTTATCGCAGCGCCGACGCCCTCAATATAGTTATCAGATGCACGAACACGTTTTGCGTTTCGTAGCGACCATCCTTGGAAGTGGTTTGATTGTGTTGTGTCTGTTGCAACAGTCGTATTGCCTGTGATTACCGCGCCATCTGCGTCAATAGCGAATGGCTTCCGACAATCTACGCACTGGTTTCCACTAACTATGGTCCCCTTCATGGAAAGGCCATAAACAGCATGATCCCAACAATTTTTGAATTTGTTATTTACTATGCGACACCTGAACGCAGTACCAGAACCGGATAAGTTGCCGACGCCAACCGGACTTATGTAGGAATCAAACGTACAGCCTTCGACAGTAAATGTTCCTCCGTCAGCAGTGTCGAAATAAACGAAATAAAGATTAAGCGTCGTGCTGCTATTGTATTCAGAATATGGAAAATTGCCTGACCCGTAGCAATTTTTTATCACAGTGCCGTTGCAATTATCCAGGAAAATCCCGCATTGTACAGGATTATCAATACCAATGCTATCAAACACGCAATCGTCACCGGACACCTCTATTATGTTCAAGGTTTGAACATTTCCGGTAGTAGTCAAAAAATCACCGGCTTCCGTGAATGTCTGGATGTAATTGAGAAACTTCCCCGGCCCCTCAACGCGAACCCTGTCTCCTGAAATGAAAATCGCCGTAGCTGTCAAATCAGCCGCTCGCATAGCACATCCAGCTACAAGATGCAGAGTTACATCGTCGTCAGAAATCGTGAACGATGGCGACGTGTCAGAAAACGGCACTGTGCCGACAACATCAATGCAAAGCGTATCGCCTGCGTCCATCAAGGCGACGGCAGCTTGCAATCGAGCGTCATTCTGTGCTGCCGTGTTGCTTGTCGAAACACCAAACCATGAAGCGTAGAGTTTCTTTTCTCTTTTTCGTGCCCACGCTCCTGCTGTAGTGGCTATTGCGCCGTCAGCAAAATAAGCGCCGCCAACGGTATCGGCAGTGACCAATGCGGAATAGTTACCGCTACGCAGAAACCACGTGTCACCATCTATTTTCACCGTAGCCCCAATGGACAGGCCCGCCGCAGCAGCCGCCGCCTGTGATGAATAAACCGTTGTCCCTGTATCCGGGCTAAGATAGTCCGTACCATCCGTTGCTATTCCGTATGCGCCCGCACCAGTGCGCTTCATCAGGCCATTCGTGGAAAAGTCGCTATCCATGATAGCGCCAGAAGAAATATCATCTTCGTCATATTCGGATGCAGTGCCTACACCTACATAATTCCAAGTCGTTGAATATGTTTCATCGGTCGTTGTTACAGTAATTTCATAAGCCGAACCATCGGCGAAAAATTCAATTTTTCCGTTACTATCAGTCTGGAATGGATTACTTTTATAAGTGGCGCCATTGCGATCTGAATAGATTGTTGCAACGCTAGCCGAGCCCTGAACTTTTACAGTCACGTTCGCTCCGACAAGAATGTTGCCAGCCGTGTCAGTCGCTGTTTTTTGAAATTTCGCAAAAGCCATCGGATCAAAGCCCTTTTTTCAGTTCCATGTTATCAGAACCGCGCCCGGCGCGCCACTGCCTGCTGTGTATGTATTTACACCGCCCGCGCCGCCTGCACCTACAACAACCGTTATGGTAGCTGTCGGCGTTAAATCACCAAAATCATATTTTTTTGTTACATAAGCTGCCCCACCGGCGCTAGCATAAGAATAATTTGACCATGCCGAAGATCCGCCACCACCGTATGCAGAACCGGGGTTTCCGTTTGTATAAGGAGCACTTACGGCACTGCCACCAATACCGCCTCCGTCTTGTGTATTACCGGCTGAACCGCCTGCTGAAGCCCCGTATGTATAGACCCAAGGGCCACCAGATACACCATTTTCACCGCTATCACCGCCAGAATGTGTGCCACCCAATCCGCCTGCATAGCCATCTGCGGATGCTTTGCCGCCTCCAGCTATTACCGTTGAATTAAAAGATGAATTGCCTCCATTCGCTCCTAGGGTCGTTGCTCCATATCGAGAGCCAGTTCCGCCGCCACCACCGCCCCAAATTTTTACGGTCAGGTTATTTTGATATGCCGGTACAGTAAACGAAAACGTCCCAGGCGTTTCGTATGATTGCGAACCTGATGTGATAAATGTTCTGACGATATGAATAAATCTATGCAACGAGCAATGTCCTTGTCATGGAAATGCTAAAACTGAGAAAGCTACATCCACTAACACTGGAAAGCGTCAAAACAATATCATCGCCTTGTAGGACCGTATTGGCAGACGTATGCGTGACACTGTTTTCGGATGTGGAAACGCTATTGGCGCCGCCGCCGAGCGCCGTTGAATTGATCTTGAAAGTGGCCGTAGCAGTTCCAGCCACGGCCTTGGTCGTGGTTTCCGTTATCGTGCCAGTCATCGGTGCTTTTAACATTACGATGTAATCACCGGCTGCTGGTGTCTCAATCAGTCCCGTGATCGAATCAATAATTGTTTCAATATCCGCAACATCATATTCTTGCAGTGTGCCTATCCCGACATATTCCAGCGTTTGCGTATAGGCTGGGCTGACCGAGGAAACATCAATCTTATACGCATCACCGCTGGCATAGAAATAGAAAAAACCGTTGCTGTCGGTCGTGGTCGGATTAGCAAGTGGCGTGGTTCCAGCCCGGTCAGAATATATATCCGCAATCGTATTGGAAACCTGATAGCGCACGGTGACTGTAGCGCCGCTGATAATATCGCCTGCGCTATCTGTTACAGTTTTTTGGTATCTTGCTAATGCCATCAGTTTATCCTATCGCCCACGATTGTTCCGACGTTGGTATATGTAACATAACTATCCCCATCGACGCCATCGCCAGCGGCGCCTGCGCCTTGAAATACCGTCCCTGGAGGATACCCAGCACCATTTTGACCCGGCCCGCCGCCGTTCCAGCCGCCTGTAGCATTAGATGTGTGGTTTGGGCTTCCAAGCCCGCCCGCGTCTAAAGTTCCCGGCTGGCCTGTCCAAGCAGGGTCATCCCTAACGCTGCCTTGACCGCCATTTCCAGCAATATAACCAGCGCCACCGCCGCCACCGCCTGCAAGTTTGCCGGTCTTACTAACAACACCGGGAGAGCCACCGCCACCGCCACCGCGAATTGATCCATGTTCATTATCTATTGTAATTGCATTGCGCGTATAAAACGCAACGCTGCCGTCTTGGCCCGGTATTGGAATTGGTTCTTGTTGATTCAAAGCCTGGCCGCCAGCGCCGCCTCGTCCTTGTATCAATCCATTATTGTATAGATAAATCGTAATGCCCACTGGCCACGAACCGACATCAAACGCCGGTCCTTCAAAAACCGAACTGCCGATCACAACATTTGTCTCAATATAGCAGGAAAGCGTGAACGTATCAGCAACAAGCGGCTCTGGGTATAGCAGATCGTGCGCTTCGCGAAGATTGAAGTTGAGCGTGCTGCTGTCCAGCGTGATTACGCGATTATTCAAATCCTCCGGGTCTAATCGCTCAAATAATTGTTCCTCCGCTTCAATCGCAATAGCAGATGCAGACGGCGCTAATCGCGTGACTTGAATTGGAGCGTATGTTTTTGCACCTGTTACATCTTGCAACGTCCACCAAGAAAGCTGGTAGCCTTGCGCTGCTTGTATATCGTAAGAATTTCTCAATAATGAAAAGTTGAAACGCCTTGGTGGGTTCTTGAACCTACCAAGAAAAATTTGCCCTATGCGAACAGCGGTCGATCTGCCGCCCTGCGCAATCCAGCGTGAAAATATTTTTTTGATAGATGCAGAACCATAATTTGCCTCCGCAGATGGATCAGCAATAACAGCAATTGATCTGTAATTATCTTCCTCATCCAGCTTACGAAGTGAATTGCGTTGCCCAAAAAACAACCAAACTTGTGAAAGGCGCTTATCCATTTGCTCGGCAGAACTGAACGATCCTAACTGAATAATATTATCAGTAATTTGATTGGCTGATGTGCTGATTTCTCTTAATACGCGAAGGCGAATTTTTTGGTTTATATCATCCCACCAGATCGACAAAGCACCCTGCTGGATTAGTTCCGATATAAGCGTATTTACTGAAGTTGGATCAGGAATAGTTGCAGAGAAAACGCGCCGCAGATATGAATCAACTTCATTTTCCCAATCTTCCAAATCAATATAATTCGTGTCAATTCCGCCGTAATTAACCATCAGATCATTGATAATATATGCTGGTGTTTCACCTTCATAAGATAAAACAATTTGCACACGATCACCTGATTTGTGATCTTTTGCTTCTGTATTTTTTTGCGCTCGCGTAATGGTGAAAGTGCTGCCTGATCGCGTGTAATTGCATATTTCAGCGCCGCCAATATTTATTTCGCCACTTAACGGATATTCTGTTTCAATTCCTGAAGGACTTATGACGAAAGATGTCGCAGCCGCAGTAATATCAGCGACAAGGAATCCATTGCTGGGGCGCGGCGCTTGTGACCTATCACCATCGAGCAATTTTAGCGGGTCTTTTGCTACTATTGAAATCGTACCATCTGGGAATGGGCCGTCTAATGTCTCAACAACAAAATGTCTTTTTTCCATCTGTGCAAGAGTTTGGCCTAACTCTCCAGTGATTAGCCTTATTTTGCGCCCGCGCAAAAATTGTACCCGTGCCCGCCACTTGCCCCAAAAAGTTCCTGTGGAAAAAGCATCATAAGATCGGTCGTTCAAATATGGGTCGCCACCGGGGCCAGTATCGGACCACGGGTGATCCTTTAGTTTTATTGTAAGCTGCGCCCGCAAGCCCATATTTTCGCCGAGGGATATAATGGCTGGCGATACTGAATAACCTAAAATAGATGGTATGGCGTCTATATCTTTTGGCAAATAATCAGTATCAACAGCAAAACGCAGCGTGGTAAAAGTTTCGGAATATGCGTTGGTCGCTTGGCAAGTTTTTCTGGTGTTATAACATTTGTCAGACCCGGAAACCCCGATTGAAGCCGTGCAAGGGCTAACGCCATATTCGTGGGTGCAAATATCTTGATCGATTTCAATATATGTCAATGATTTTGTCATGTAGCTATGCCAATCATTGAGAAATCAACTTGCATCATGCCGTTTGACATCATGTTTGACGGCGAAACGTCATTTGATAGCCAGCCGAAAGCCACTTCGTCCGGGTATGTTCTGAATTTCCACGCCCAGAAAAATGGCTTCGTTTCTGCATTGCGCACGAATGGATCAAAATAAGTACGATACCAGCGCGGGTCTAAATGCGTTAGTGAAACAGAAGTTTCCATACTTGATCCGGTTACGATCCTGCCAAGGAAATTGCCGCTTTCACTGCGACCGTTTACAACATCAATCTTTCTGTTTAGCGTTATTGGGCTATGCCCGACATAAATGCGCTGCGGGCAAACCAATAAATCGCCTACATACATAACACCTATCTGCGGCTTTGTTGTGGTAGGCTGTAATTCGATCCTAACCGCATAAACATATTGCTTCAAAAATACGAATAGCAACTCTTTATCATCTGTCGGCATATATCCAGAAACAACCGTCGTCCATGTGCCTCCAGACTCATTTTGGATTTGCACGGATAATGCAATGCGACCGCTTCCAAAATTATGCTTTGCAATTCCAATGTAATCAATATGTTCACTTGTACCAAGAACGGAAGTCACATATTGAACCGACAAGCTATCAGATTTCCAGAGCGATGCGGTCGAAATATTAGATACATTAGAAATAGGGTACAAAGTCTGCGAACTTGTAGCAGATACGTTATTTTTTGAAACATGATTCTTATACCCGATAAGCGGGTATGAATAATTGATAGCAGCAGGCGCTACGTACGGCGCAAGGACTATGTTGTCTGATATTACAACACTCATGAGAATATTACCCTGCCGCCGTCAGCCTGATATTGTCCGATATGTTCTACCAGTTCGCGGACTTGTTCACGCCCGAATGTAGTGCCTTGCAGATTAACATAAACGGCGCGGCCTGTCCCTTGCGTTGCCGTACTTGCTGCACCACCTCCACCGCCTCCTGCACTCGATATAGCGCCGCTTCCACCGCCTGCGGAATTGCCGCCGCCGGATGTGTTAGTGCGGGCTATAACTGCGACAGCTGCTAGGCCTTTTGCCAATACCGCCGCAGCAGCTATATAACTTGCTGGTGGCGGCAATGCTTTAAGTGCTTGAGTGACGCCAACATATGTGTTGATTATTGCTTCAGCAATACCAAATGCTTTTGCAAGCGCGGTATTCTTTTTACCGAAAGCATCCATAAGAGTGACAAGCGAACCAAAAAAATTGGCAGTTGCTTTTAGTGTCGTATTCTGTCGATTCTGTTCAAGTTTCGCCAATGATTTTTGATGCGATTCATTCAGTGCTTCCATTCTATCTATATGTTCAGCTTCCGCTGTAAATTTTTCTTCGTTATTTTCTCCAATTTGTTGCATACGAAGTTTATGTGCTTCCTCAAACAAAGCACGCTCACGTTCTTGCTTTGAAACAAGCTTTTGTTCTTCTGTCATATAACTTTCTTCTATGATTTTCATCCGTTCAGAAAGACGTCTTAACAATGCTTCATTTGGGTCATATTCAGCACCGCCACCGCCGCCGCCCTTTGTAGCTGCTGCTTCAGGTTTAGTTGGTATTGCGGGCGCTTGTGGTCTACCACCGCCACTAACCGGTATTGTTAATTGACGTGGTGGTTCCGCTTGTATTCGTTCAATTGCATCATTATATTTTTTGAAAGCTGCTTCCCATGTTCCTTTTTCAGGGCTAAAAAGGCCAGCGATAACATCTTTTAATAAAGTTCCTGCGGCTGCAGCCGTCTTGAATTTTACTTCAATCCAATCATAAACAGATTGTCCAAAATTTATAAGTTTTGGGATAACGTCCGCAATAATTTTCACCAAATCAGCAAGAATTGGAATAAATTTTTCTCCTATATAATTCCACGCGCCACTTATTGAGCCCTTTAGATATTCTAATGACTCACGATATTTTTCTGATGATTGAGTTGACCTCCCACTCATTGTTACGCCAAGCTCATCAGCTTTTGCTTTTAATGCTGCTATGCCTTCTGATCCCCTATTCAGCATAGGGACTAACTTACTGCCAACGCCATCGCCAAATATCGCATTAGCAAGAGCAGTCTTATTTGCGCCGTCTGCATACGTTTCGAATTTACCAGCAACTTCAGACAGTACTTCTGACATAGGGCGCAAATTACCACTGGCATCTAACGCCTTGATGCCCAATAATTCTAACGCTTTTGCGCCTGAATTATCTTCTTCGCCGCTCTTAACTGCTTCCATCGCCTCTTTTAATGATGAAAGTCCGCTTGTAAGTGTTTCTGCGCCAGAGCCAGCAGCATCTGCCGCAAACTTCAATCGAGATAATTCTTCGATTGGCATATTTATATCGCGGGCTTCGTCGCTTATTTCTTTTAATTTATCAGCAAATTTTATTGCAGCGGTTGAGGCTACAATAAATCCAGCCGCTACAATGGCTCCAAGACCTATCGCTACCGATCCCAAAATAGCAGGAACTTTACCAACAACTGCAGCAAAGTTTTTGAAATTAGTTATTGATGTTTGTAAACGAGAAGCACTTTCACCTAAGCGTCCGCTTGTCTGTGCAAGGGCATCGTTGAATTGACCAAGTTTTTGAGTAGATGATTGTGATGCTTTCGAGAACTTATCAAGCTGCGCCGTTCCCTTATCGAGACCGTCTTTCAGCTTGCTGGTATCAGCAGAAACTTCGACTTTAATCGGAGGAATTGCCATTTTCTGCAAACGCCTTTAGTTCTTCAACGTCAGATCGTGTCAGCTTTCCGGCAAATTTGCCGTCTGCTGTATTTGTCGAACGGTGATCGTATTCGCACCACCATTCAGCCATTGTCATTTCCCAGAACTCTGAAGGCTGAATACCCCACTCACGCGCTATTATATACATCAAGCCCCAATTTATTTTCCCTTCGCCCGTTGCCGCTTCTGGGGCGCGGTCTGGGCGTCTGGATTTTTTCCTTCAGGCTCCATCGGTGCAAATGCAACAAGAACAGAAGTGATTAAATTGCCTATCTCATCTTGTTCGCCACTCATCAATTCAACATATACTTCGTCATCCGTTACTGATTTTCCGGCTGACTGAAGCATTTTTGAAATAACAAATGCGATATGCGAAATGGGTGGGCGTCCGTTAGCTGTTCGAGTAGCAATATCAGCGAATGATACATCGCCTTGCTCAATTAGCCTCATTAAACGCAGGGATGGCGTGACAGTATATGCCACGCCGCCCCAAGTGATTGTTACATCTCTGAAAATATTCATTAGGCTGCCGTGTAAGTGATTGCTCCGGATGATTGGATGTTAGCAGTAAAAGTTGCTGTGTCAGCTTGCTCTCCAGTCACGGCAAAGCTGTTTAGGAAGAAATCACCAGAAAAAGTGCCGATCCCGGACACTTCGATGCTCCAAGCAGATAGTAGGCCAGAGCCAGCGCCCATTGCCACTGCTAGCAGGCTATCGTCCAAAAGAACGCCTTCAACATCAGCGTCGATTGAACGAACGCCAACATCGGCCAGCATAGTACGCCAGCCAGCATCGCCCTTGTCTGTAATGTCAATTGGCTCGTTATTGATTGTCAGGTTGTCGGTGCGGGCACCTGCTACTGCGGTTCCACCTTTTTTGATTCGGACAAGACGGCCAGAAAGTGCAGCCATTGTTATCTCCTGTTATGGGTACGTTGCGGAAATGACACCGGTGCTTTCCAGCGTTGCGGTGAAGGTTGTTACATCTGCTTGTTCAGCGCCGATGCTTACGCTTTGCAAGTAGAAATCACCGGAAAGCGTGGCAATTCCCTGAATTTCAACTTCGCAATCGTCAATCAGTGTGCTGCCAGCGGCCATAACCGCTGACAATATTGTGCTGTCTTTGATAATGCCTTCGACTTCTGCCGAAACCGTCTTGGTTCCGACAGCAGCCATAAATGTGCGCCAACCATTTTCGTCTTTGTCGGTTATGTCAATTGGCTCATTGTTGATCGTAACCGTATCGGTACGAGCGCCGACTACAGTTGTCCCGTTTTTACTAATGCGAACCAATCTGCCAGAAATAGCCATTTCAAACCTCGTTATCGTGACGCATTATATCACGTTAGCCATAAAATTCTATACAGCATGAGCATACGTTTTGTCTTGCCGTCCGGGTCGTCGCTGACTTCCGCTGACTCAAGTTCGGTGGTGATATGCGTAGCACCAGAAATCGACAAACTATTCCGACGAAGGCGGGCATCTACTGCATCGCCTATTTCTTTAATTGTTAATTCGGAATGCGACCGATCCCATATATTGATCTGGACAACCGCATTTCCGCCAACGTTGTCTTTTTCGTCGAATGCGCTGATGGTCTGCGGCCCCATGGTGACAAATGGGAAATAATCCTCGTCCTCACCTTCCGCAGACTGCGGAACGTCGGAGAATATAGCCACCATCGGCGCATAGGCATCACTTAGCAGATCAGTGAGACTGCTGTCGTTTAACTGGTTATAAATTGCCTGTTGCAGTGCTTTTGCTTTCATCAGCTATATTTCACCACCACGTCGCGGACCATCTTTTGAAAGATCGGTCTATATTTCTCCGTTGTCGGAATCCAGATAGGTCTAGGGCCGCCGTTTCTTCTAGTTCCGTATTCAAGCCAATACGCATATTTGGCGTTGTTTCCGATTTCCGCTGTCAATTTGTCTGGCTTATTATATAGCATCTGATTGACTAAAAATCCCGTGTCTGTTTTTGGCGGCTCCCCGGGTGCTGACGCCTGATGCGTTTTCTTTCCCCGCTTATAAACGACACCAGTTCGACCACCGCGCGAAATGGCTTTCTGGACTTCAGTGCGGATCGTGATGGCTACTTTATCCACAACCTCACCTAGTTCGTTTTCAACATCCTTGCCATAACGCTGCAAAGCTGCTTCAACATCTTTGATGCCATCGACAGATATGCGGATGCTCATACCGCCACCCCATTTTCCACCATGATTTCAAGCCATTTGTCCTGAAATTCGAGGTTATTCACGAAGCGGATATTATGCGCGCGACCGCGAATGATTACGCGATCCGTTTCTTTTATGTCCGCATTGTAGCGAGTCACGATCTTGATCCGCACGATTGCCTGCGTCCTATCGAATGAATAGCGCTCAGAACCGCTTACGGGCACCACATGGCCCCTAGACGGCGTTCCGGCTATATTAGCCCATGATTGTGTCTGACCGCCTGCACCATCGCTTGTGCGCGTCATTCGCTGAAACGTGACAGGCTCCCGGAGTTTCCCGGCGCTCATATCGCAGCACTTCATGGGATGAACTCCAGCATGTCGAATGACACTGTAACATCAATGGTTGAAGCAGTTGCACGAGCCATAAAACCAATATCAGTCAATTCAGGTATAGGCCCTATCGGTGCAGCGAAAGTTATATCGTTCAATCCCGCGCTTTCTGGAAATTCTTCCAAAATACGTATGGCACTATATGGCGGAGATGTTTGAAGAATATTCTGGCGCTGCAACAATACAATGTTAGCGTGCTTATCTGCTTCGCAACTGATATTCATTCCGGTAATAATCACGGATTTATTGCGCGGAACGCTATAAACCGCGATCTGTGACTGCCCACGGGCGATTGTTGTGTCCTGAATCGTTGTCCAATCTTCTGTACCAGCAGCGTTTTCAATTGTTATTGCGCCGACATGGCTACCAGCGAGCACCGTCGCATAAGTGCCGCTCTGCGAAACATACGCACGGAACAACCGGATGAATTGCAATGAAGTCGGTGCACTGGCAGATGCGCCGTTCATCGTGATCGTGTCGGTTATCTCATAACCGTTTGGATCAAGACCGATCAGCGTCACTTGCCAAGCACCAGAACTGCCAGTGATATTGAGAGCACTACCGCCAGCCTTTGCCCGTAATGCTGTGGCCCCTGATGGTTGCGGCGTCCTGTAAATGCCGCCTGGCGCTACAGGGCGAAACGTAGAATCAACAGCCGAATTTTGCCCGAACTTGTGGATCGCGCGGCAACCACGCGCAATTCCACGGGCAACATCTATCGGCGTTGGGTAACTCATACTTTTGCTATCCTAAAATTATCCACAATTTTATTTACGCCCGCCTGTTTGAATGCGTCTCCAATATCGCAATCGTCGCCACGGTGCGCATAAAGATACGCCGCAAGTTGCTTGACCGCACGCTTCAAGCTGGCCGGTATATCATTGACGTTTGTATATCCAGCGACATAAACGATCTGGATACCGTTAGTTGATCGCAAAGCAACAGGCCATGTGCTGCCAGCCTTTAATGTCATCCGCCCCGGCATCTGATAAACGTCAATGTGGAACGTATTTGCCACATTAACCGCAGTATCATCATCGGCTTCGTCGTAAACGGTCACAGATGTGACGGATTGAAGTGGAAATCTTGGCAATTTCAGGGAATACGGGCGCCCACCGTTTAGTTCTGTGATTGATCCCTGCCGTACGCCGTCCCACCACGGCTCGCTTCCGTTTGGCCAGCGGTCCAGAGACAAGCGCCACGATTGCGTGAAAAATGCGATTCCGCAATGATCCTCGATATATTGACGGGCCTCCTCGATCAATCCATCTGCTTCTGCATCTGGCAATTCAGTTGCATCAGCACGCAAATGCGTCCGCAATTCAGCCGCTGTTACTGGCTCGCTTGTCGGTGCTGATACGATTACTGACCCGTAATCCTGATGAAGCGAAGTAACTGATCGCAAAGTCATTCTGGTTTACCCCAAATCTTGCGAGGACGCCCGCGAGGTTTCTTTTCTGGCGTTTCAATGTCTTGAATGACCTTTGTTTCCAGAATTTCTTCGGCTGCGCCATTAGCGATTGCTTTTTCAGCAATATAGCCAGTCACTATTTCACCGGCAGCAAAACGCTCCACGGTGTGACCCTGTGGAGCAATGCTAAAACCATTCGGCGCTGTAATCTTTGCTTGCATTTTTATCCCATTAAATCGGGGCGGCGATTGTTACCGAGCAATCACCGCCCCAACTTTTACTAGGCCGCTGCGAACTTAACGATCTTGATCGCTTCGGCGTTGATTACCGCACCGCCAACGCGCTTGGTGGTGTAAAACTCAACATAAGGCTTCGCAGAATATGGGTCGCGCAGAGTACGGATACCCATGCGATCCACGATCTGATAAGCCTCGCGCATATCACCAACTGCAATGGAGAGCGAGTCAGTAGCCGGGTCAGGCATGTCCTCAAACGAGGCAACCGGATAGCCCAGCAGGGTAGCTGGCTGACCAGCCGCAACACCCGGCGACCACAGATAAGCGCCGTCGCTGTCCTTCAGCTTGCGAGTCAGGCCCATCGTTGCACGGTTCATGAACCACGAAGCGTTAGCACGATACTGCTGCTTCAGGCCATAGAGTGCGTCGATAAGAACGTCACCGCCATTAGGGGCAGCAGCAAAGCCGCCGTCAACGCCAGTGATGATCTGCTCGATCTGGTTAGGAAGCGTGGTGCCTGCGGTGTAGGACAGGAAGCCCTTCGGCTGACCCGAACCCGAACCGGTCACGAACGCAGCGGACTCAACGCGGGCAAACTTGTCTGCAACCTTAGCTGCAAGCCATGCTTCCATGTTGATCTCACCATCGTCCAAAATCTTCTGCGTTGCCTGCGGCTTCGCATAGATTTCATGGGTGGCGATAGTCCACTTGGCGATCTGCGGAGTGGCGGTAGCAGCGCGAGCGCCGGTTTCCGTTACCCAGCCTGCTGTTGCTTCTTCCAGATCGTGCAGACCTTCAAGCTCGCTTGTCGAAATAACCTGAATGGCTGCAAAAGCGCGCATCGGTGACGTTTCAAAAACGCTTTGAACGATACGGCCAGTCAGATCAGGATGCACGACATAACCACCGTCAGCATCGGAACCAACGGACAGAGCCTTGATTTCATCGCTAGACAGGGTGCGCTCTTCCTTGCGGAGGTAGGAATTAAACGCCGACTTGTAGGCGTCCATTTCCTTCATGCCGAATTCGCGCACATCGGTGCCACGCTTCTTGGCAATACCACGCGCCCAATGCAGAGCCTTGGCATCCATATCGACATGAGCACCATTCTGGTCGGTGACGATGCGAGACTGACGCTTAACGGCCAGAGCAGCTTCGTCGGCAACCTTCTGGGCGGCGTCGAGATTGGCTTCGATGCGAGCCAGCTTTTCTTCCAGAAGCGGATCGGCAGCGCCTTTTGCTTCCAGCTCTTTCAGCTTGGCGTCGTTAGTGGACTTAAATTCTTCAAAAGCGCGGTTGAGCGAATCAACTGCACCGTTTACGGCTTTCATTTCGTCGGACATTGGATCACCTCTGTAAGTTGCCCGATGCGTTTAAGCAACATTTCTATGTCGCTCGGTTCATTAGGCCCATCAGATACAGCGTCCCGCTGTCCTTCGATGCCTTTATAGCCATGCAATGCGATTGCAGTGGCTTCCTTGCGCGAATAGCCTGCATCCCGCAGGAACCGCTCAAAGTCTCTTTCAGTCCTGATAGACTTAACCGATGTGACCTTTGCATCTGGCAGCATCGGAAACGTGACAAGACTAATCTCGAATAGATCAACTTCGGTCAGCTTTCTGACCTGATTATTGCCTTCAGGCACGGCCTCAATGGCCCGATAGCCAATTGACATGCTATCAATTGCACCAGCCCGGAGTAGCGCCATTGCCTCTGCGCCTTTGGCAACATCCTTTAGGATGCGGCCTTTGACATATAGCCCGCGTTCGTCTTCGCGCACTTCATCCCAAACGCCTATCGGCTGAGACTGGTCGTGCTGCCAAAGCATTTTAATCTTGCGAGTGCCAAGCGTTTTTGCAAATGCGCCGGGCGCAACAACGTCCATGCCTTGATCTATAACATTAAAAACGCTCGCATATCCTTCAAAGACGCCATCCTGATCTGGTTCGCGCTTCAGTTCCAATCCAAATGATTTGATCTGAATTTCTTTGTCCATGAATTTTGAGTCCTCGTTTTGGCTCACAATTTTATTCGCCCATGATTTGCCTGGATCACCGCCCCAGAGCGCCCATGCTATCCGGCCTGCCGATGGATAACCATCTTCGCCCGGTGACCAACCTTCGCCCTGCTTATCAACTTCGTGCCTTGCGAAATAAGATTTCATCCGCTTGACTGTATCAATCGACAAATTCGCCTTGTTCTTAATGTCTCGCGCTCTTGCAACGCCTACTTCAGTACCGCCTCGATTAAATTCCTGCCGCCATTCAAGCCCGCGAACTGCTTCTTCTGCCATTGCGTCAGTTGGTTTGAACCCATCTGCCTTTTCGTCCCGCCGCTCCCAGATCGAATTACAAACAGCATATCGCTGATCTGTTTCTGGGAAATCAGCTATTGATTCCGAATCTGCCATGCAACGTGATAAAAAATCGTTTCTGCTTTCGTTTGCACTTGGTCTTGGCATTCTTTCATCCTATCATTTACGAATTTTTTTCACAAGCCGCCAAGCGGCGGCATGTTTTTAACAACAAACCCAACAGCACATCTACAATTTATTATATTACCCGGTGCGCCTTTCGGATCGCCGGGCTGCATAATTACATCTTTACGACCTTTGCGGCTTGTCATCACGAACGGCTCATCCATTTCAACTTGCACGCCGTTCATCGCATCGTGGTCGTATTCGGAGCCTTCAGCAAATCGACGAACGCGACTATCCTCTGTTGAAATCCATTCTTTCATCATCGGCAGATTAGTTCGCTTGGCTGCTTCGACCGATCCGCTGTTTGCAGCGCCATGAACCTCTGTGCGGGCTATCGTGTTCGCACGGCTGCGATTGAATAGCGGGATTTTATCAATGATTGATCTGGCAATATCGTTCTGCCCAAGGCCTTCAGAAAACCCAGAAGCGATTGCGCGAGTAATTATGGACCGGGTGGTATCCGCTACGCTCTGAATGCGCTGTCGGATCATCTCACCGGCGATATATTGCAACGCTGATCGAATCAGCCATTGGCCGAAATCCTCTTTGACTTCCAGCGGATAGCCTATCGCCTTGCCTTGATCGAAAATGCGCATCCCAAAAACCACATATGAAGACTTAGCCAAGTCTTCATATATCTTGGTGACGCGTTCAATATGGCCACGAGGCGATTGCACAGCCCCTGTTTGCTGCCAAAACTCAACAATTTCGCGGCTTGCGCGTGTCATTTCGTCATAAAAACGCTTTTCAAATTGTTTTTGAAGCTGCGCCTGCAACATGCGTTGGCGTCTGCCTTCACGAACTGAATTTGTATCAGTTAATAGTCTAGCCATTAAATTGTTCGCCATACGCCAGTGCAATCATGTCCGCCTTTGTCATATCTGGCGGCAATGGTGCGGATAATCCACCGGCCATATCGAGCGAAACCATCCCTGCGTTGACCAATACAACATCGCCACCGGGGATCGGTTGGTAGCCTTTCATCGCTCGGCGTTCATTGATGGTTAGATCGTTTGACGCATCGGCCATCTGCCAAAGCCGTTGGCGTTTTTCAACGATGGCAGGAATCTGTTCTAAATCTGGCTCAATTGTGACGCCATATTTCTGACCTATCCACCGATTCCAATCGTCGATGATGGTGTTTAGCATCGGGATGACGGTATCTTCCCAGAACGCCAATCTGGCTTCTGCATAGTTGGAATAGGTATTATCGCCGGGAATATTCAGCAGCAGCGGCGGAACACCAAATGCCAGCGCCACGTCGCGGGCTGCGCTGAATTTTGCCTCGATTATGCCCATATCGGACGGCGAAAGCCCCATTGCCTGCCAGTTTAGCCCGCCTTCTAGCAGCATCGGACGCCCGGCATTGCGAGCGCCGGAATATTGTTCTTCAATCTGCGCCTTCAGGCGGTTGAAGTTATCGTCCGAAAGCGTGCCACCGTCTTTCACGGTCAATGCGCCGGATGGGCGTGCGCTGTTTTGCAATAGCGCTTGGAGCCAAGCCATGCTTTCGTTTAGCTGGTCGATGGCGTATGCGCCTGCCTCGACCGGCGATAATCCATACCAATCATCTGTCGGATTGAAGAACTTCAAATGCCGAATATCTGACTCCAGCGTATTCGGATCGACCTGCCAGCGTGTTTTGTTATATCCGATTGTGTATTCATATGCTGACGGCATACCGTTCGCGCCGGGTATAATCTTCATGCGATCAGGGCGAAGCTGGTATAGTTCTTTGATATTCTTGCCAATCATAACCCGTTCTTCAAACGAATTACCGGCAATCATCAAATAGGAAACCTTTTCTTGCATGTATTCTGAATAGGATTGCATCGGATTGGGCGTGCGCAATAGATCAACAACAGGATGTGCAACAAGCTCCTGCTCGCCGCGAAATACCGTGAGCGGCACGGATGCGATGGCTTCTGAAATCTTATTAACAGATTGATATGCAACGACGTTCTTGCCGTATGCTTCCTTTGCAAACTGTTCGTAATTCCTATTTGACCAAACTGGCTGGCCGGGATTTGTCATCATTAATGCGGATGTGGCGCTTTGTTTTACTTCACGGCGGAAAAACTTAAACAAATCCATGCTAATCCTCACAAGAGACGAATTGCCGGTGCGGCATTATTTAATAAAACATCAGATATGGCCGACATTGTGCAATCGATCATATCGTCATGGGCTGCGTTCGGAAACAATCCCGCCTCGCTCAGAAAGTCGGCCAAATGTGGCACATTGTTAAGCAATAGCACATTTCCACTTTCGATTAAAGGTGCTGCATCGAAGGCCCTAGTCACCTTGTCTATGTTGCGTTTTATACCAACCATCGGGATGCCTTCGCGCTTTAGCTTTTGAATCAGCCCAGTGCCACTGACTTTATCTTCAACTTTGAAAGCCCGGAGTGTGCCTTTGTTCTCGACCGCCTTATGCTTTGCCCAGAACGCTCGCGCCATTGTTTCCAGTTCCGGTGCTTCCCATTTACCGCGAGCCATGTCGAGCATAATAGCTTGGCCGTTTACTGTATGGCCCCAGCACTGCATCACGGAATAATCGTTCTGCTCTTTTGTCTTTTGCGCGGTATCTGCATATATCGACCGCCACAAGATGGGTGGGCTTGCATCACGCATCTGCCACCAGTGGTCTTTGAATATACCGCCGCCCAGAGGCGCTGGCTGCTGCATGTATTGACCTGCATAAACATAGCTGCTGGCACGTTCTAGGCGATCCAGCATTTCGTCGGGGAATTGCTGCGGCCAGAACGAGCTGCCGTCATCCATCCGCGCCGGGATGACTAGGTGATCCCACTTCTCGCCAGACCCGCCATTGAGAAGCCAGCCCGATAGATCGTTTTCATGCAGGCGCTGCATGATGATAATGATCGGCCCGTCTGGTTTGTTCAGACGGCTTGCGATGGTCGATTGATACCAGTCGATCACGTTCTGCCGCATGGTTTCGGATGTGGCTTCGCCTGCCTTGTGCGGATCGTCTATGATAATTGCCCCACCAAAGCTATTGCGCATCTTGCTGGCACCATATCCGGTTATCGTACCATCGGCACCGGTGGCATAGACAACGCCGCCTTGCCCGGTTCGGAACTCATCCTTTGCTCGGCTATCGTCTTGGATCGCGGTCCACGGGAAGATCGCCCTGTATTCATCCGATTGCATGATTGCTCGAACTTCATAGGTGTTTGATGTCGCAAGCCGCTTGGAATAGCTGGCGTGGATAAATTCGGCATCCGGGAATAGCCCCATCGACCACGCTATAAAGTTCTTAACGGCCATTTCGGTTTTACCGGATCGCGGCGGCACGTTGATGATAAGTCGATTGGTGCAGCCCAGTATAACGCGCTCAAGCGCCGCACATATTTCCTCCTGATGCCAGTTTTCCAGCATCGGGGTGCCTTTGCGTGCTTTGAATATATATCGGCTAAAATGATACAAGCGGCCCAGAAGCAGGGCTTGCTCATTCTGGTTCACTTAACCGCCCGCCTGCTGCTGCACAAGACAATAAGTCCTGCGCAATTCAATTTGTTTAGACACTGACAAGAATAATATTGTTCCCATTTTTTGAGGCGCCAATGGCCATTTCACAATTTTTTTGATCGGAACAGAAACTATTTCGCCACGTTTTGCTGTCGGATGTTTCATTGGATCAGTTATCTCGACGGCAACAGCATCTTTAGATGACGCTATAACACGAGCCTTGACTGCATCACCTTCGCCGCAACAATTATATGTTGTGCCGTCAAAAAACTCTGCTTGTTTTACATCTTCAAAAAACTGCTTACGTTCATCCGCAATTACGGGACTAAACATAAACAATAATGCAATCAGGCTATTCTTCATGGATTTTGCCCAGCGCGGCCAATACTGCCGCCTGTACTGGCTCCGGCTTTAGTGAGCCATCCTCGTTGGAGATGTCTATGGTTTCCCGCCATTTGGCACGAGTTTTCATCCAGAAAATCGCAGCAGCGACATTGCCTTTTTTATCCGGCGATGTTGCGATCTGAAACAGATTATTCGCGACCTGTGCGTTCAGCTTTGCCATGCCGATATCGAGTTCTGCGCGATAGTATTTCCGCAGCGTCTCGTCTGATATGCCGATGATTGCCGCAATATCGTCGTGCTTCATGCCGATGCCAGCCATCAGTGTTACCTGATTGCGGGATCGTTCGTCTGGTTCATACGCTGGCATTACCATATTGCACCAATTTCATCCCATATTCATTAACCTGATCCGATATTTGCAGATCATTTTTTCGTATCAGCTTTCTATTCTTGAACGGTGTATAATCTACATGATGATGATACCGTCCGAACTTAAATACCAGCCTTGATACATCTGGATGTACTTTAACTTGCATCTGACTTTTTGCCAATGTTCCTGTATCTGCATATTTTTCGCCGGATTTTACTGATCCTTCAGCATGATAAAATTCTGCTGTATTTCCACCTTTAATAGTTTGAGTGTTCATCTTTTCTTGCAAGAACGCATTAAACTGAACAGTACACCATCCAGCTTTTAACATATCTAATGAGATTATCGTATCTTCATTGTAACGACCGCGCCATCTAAATGATAAATCGTTTTTTATAAGATTACATGAATATATTCGTGTGTTCATTATAAATGGCGGTATTTTGCTTCTAGCCGGGGCAAACATATGATAATTGGGTCCAGCCATAGCAATATTTTTATAACGCAATACAAAATCTTCCATTGCCTTAAAAAATGATCCTGTTGATACTTTTACTCTTTCATTTTTATTTAATCTTCTAAACGAAAGAATATTATCATCCATAACCCAGTGCCATTTATGTCCATTTGCAATACTATGATCCCATGCAAAATTTCTTGCCGGTCCCGGTCCAGTGCTTTTAGACAATCCTAAATTATCGCATAATTCATACTTTTCTTTATAAGATAAATCTAACTCTATAGCCTTTGCCATTAAATTCATATCTGATATTGCTTTTATGTATTCTTTCATTTGATTTGGTTCAACAATAATACAATGTGGCACTCCCATCTTCGTTAAATATTTTGAAGTTATCATATATTCAGAGCGCCCTTTGCTCGGAATATATAATGGAAATTGAGGTTTATTTGCTTTATCCATATCGTTTTGACTCTGTATCCATTTTTTCTTGTTCTGGGAACCATATTGATTTTGTTTTATCAGTATGGCTTTGCCCTATTATGCTAAAGAACTCTGCAACATCATCATTATTTTCAAAATGAACTATAATATGCCTAAATGATTTTTTGTCTTTTTGATCATATTCAGGCATATCTTTCCATTCTTCTTCCGGATTAGTAATTCCTTGCTCTATATCTAATGATATATTGGCCAATTCTCCTTCCGAAAAACCAATCAGCCCCAGATCGAACCCGGCAACATCGAGATCGCCAATCTCCACCTTCAGCAGGTCCATATCCCAGCCAGCATTAAGCGCCAGTTGGTTGTCGGCCAGAACGTAGGCTTTCTTCTGCGCCTCGCTCCAGCCGGTCGCCACCATAACCGGCACTTCGTCGATCCCCAACTTGCGAGCCGCCATAACGCGACCATGCCCTGCGATGATCTGGCTGTCCTCATCCACCAACACTGGGCTAGTCCAGCCCCACTCCTTGATCGACGCTGCCAGTTGCGCCACTTGCTCGTCGGAATGCGTTCTGGCGTTGCGTGCATACGGGATCAGGCTATCGACTGACCGACGCTCGATCTTGTCGGCGGGCCATCCTTTTATTGCGCCAATTTTACTCATCTTAACCTTTGCAGCAAATGATTTCGGCCAAGGCCGCATATACCCCATGCGGCGGCAGAAGCGGCGTTATCTTGCACCCGCTGGTCCATACGGTGTTAATTTCGTGCAGCGGCGCATAAAAAAATACCATTCCCTGATCCTCCAAAATTGGCTGGTCGATGAACCGGAAACACCGACCAGCCGTGCGCGCCTGTCTGGGAGGGAACCAACCGCGCATGAATAAAATATGGCTTTTTTTACAAGATTGCAAATAGTATGCACATATTTAATTAAGTATTTGATTCCATTGGAAAATAGCAAAAAGCTGTTAGTCCTTTATATATACAGATATACATCCACACAGAGAGACACTTTTTGAGAGAGAGAGAAATATATATATATAGAGATATATATCTATATGATATATTCTTTCAAAATCAAACACTTAACCCCTACTAACAGCTATAGCTGTTAGTCACTATCAGATTTTGATCGCCTGACTTGCGGTTTGATACTTCAAGCCGCATCCTTTTAAGATTCGCTTCAAGCTCCGGTGCTGGGCGACCGCCTGTTTTTAAGATTGCAGCGATGATGGTCTCTGCATCCACAATGGCCGTTTCTAGTTCTTTTGTCGTATATGCCGGGAACATTATTACCTCCTGCGTCTGCCGTAGAATAAATGCAAGAGGTGGGTAACCGGCTTTTTTTAGCGATTACCTACCCCTTTTTTTTGCCGCAGCCTTTATACCAAGTCCGCGCTGATCCTTTTATTTCGATATGCAAGTGGTGCATTCGCCCGCAATACCAGCCGACGCGAAAGCCCGCCCTATGTGCCCGCTTTTCAATCGTCTTGCGGCTAACGCCTTTGGGCGGGTAAACGTCTATTGCGCGGCCACTTGCGTGCAGGCTTGGCTTATGCGTCCCGGCGATCTTTGCGTTTCTGCGAAAGCCAGAAATAACTCGCAATCGGTTTTTTGTTGCGAATTGACAAAGTTTTATGTTGACGCCGCGACAATTTTTTGCCTGCGCTACGGGTGGTTCTATAGCGCAGGCAGATAGCAAGATTGCCATCATGATTGGTATGATCTTCATTCAGGGAACATCATTAAAATCATAATGCCAAACGAGAAAGCCATCATCGTGAAATTAAAAGCAGTGTTTTTCATAGTCCTACTTCCTTTTCTGTCCATTCTTCGATGTTTACCTTTATTGGCTTTGGGTCTGACATTATTGCGTCAACACATTCGCCGTAAGTCATAAATTGAGAACCTGTATTCGTAAACCAAGCGCCTGACTTGGCTTTCCAGAATTGGCCTATATCGTCACCATTTCTCGATACAGTATAAACCAAAAGAACTGGATGTAACCTTATTTCAGTGATGATAGTTATCATTTCTTTCGACCTCCATTTTCTTTACTGCTGCCTCAATCTTGACGTAATCTATCGCCTCGCCAAATGTATGAAAATACTCTGCATAATTTGGGAGCCAATCTAGAACGACCCACCATGCCGCTTGCGTCCTACACAGTGCAGCCACAAGTTCGCCATCTATTTCGACTGCATACCAATTCTGGTGCCGTTTGACTGTTAAATTTTCCATCATAGCCACCTACAATCATCGTGGCAGCAATCTAGAATAAAATCATCCAGCTTTGCAAAAACTGCCTGCGCCAGTTTAGTTTTTATTTCGATTGTTTCGCATATATCATCATTTTCCCAGTCTGCTTCGCCGTCGGTCACATCCACCAGTCGCAAAAGTTCCGGCTCCCATTCAATCGAATGATCTGTGTGGCGTGCATAATTCACAAAGATTGATCCGCCATATAAGCGCCCGTCAAATTCAAATTCCTCAACAGGTATTTTAGCACTTCCGTATGTGATTTTCATTTCTTGCTCCATCTCTTACTGGTTAGCTGCGCCTGATCATCAGATTGCTACGCAATCGGCTTTGTATTCCGCTGCAATTTCGCCGTCAGCATCAAAAAAGTCTAACGGTATTTGCGTAGCGATTAAGTAGTTTTTATCGCGGCGGATATACGTGTTATCGCTGATTAACAAATTCGCGACAATATTGTGAGCATCCGCAAGGCGGCCAGTGAAGCGCCACGCCTCATAGTGGCCATCTCCATCGTCGGTAGTAAAAACGGCTGGCGCATTAGCCCAACTGCCATTGGCAGGCTTGCCATGACCATACGTATCAATCAATTCTACGGTTCCGGTCTGTGTTTTGTGTTGATATGCCATTGTTTGTCCCTCACGTTTGGTTGATTATTCCGGAAAGATAACTAGGATTATCAGGCCAAAAGCCAATGCAGCCATGGATGCCCAGAATGCGAATGTGTTGTCTGTCATTGTCTGTCCCTCATGTGTGTGTTGATATCAAGCCGCGATTGCGGCTTGTGTTGCTTCAGCATGCCACACGACAAAGCCGCTTGTGTCTTTCTTGGCCTTGCTTCCCTTTGGCTTCAGCGCAACAATTTTGCCGCAACCATTGCCGCGCATGTCGGGATCAAGATGACGCAAATCGGACGCGTCGCCATCGATTGTCTCAAAGCCGCAAAATTGAGCGGGCATGGCGCAACCAAAGCACACTGCAA